TGCAAACTCTACAACTTGCGTCATATCAAGCAGGACATGAAAACTATTTAGAATCTCCATTTTTACTTACTATTGATTTTATCGGATACGATGATAATGGAAAAGTTTACACAGTTCCAGAAGGATCAAAGAATCTTCCATTTAAACTTGTTGGTAGTGATTTAAGTGTAACCGAAGGCGGAAGTTCTTATGTAGTCGAAGGTGTTGCATATAATGAAGCGGCATTAGTAGATCATACACAGCGTATCCCAGTTGACGTTACACTGACAGGTAGAAACTTAGAACAAATGTTACAGAGTAACTTAAAAAGTTTAGCACAAGAACTAAATGCTCACGAAGCAAAAAAAGCCACAGATGACAAAATATTTACAGCCAATCAATACTTTGTTGTATTTCCTAAAGAACGTGCAAGTGCAGGAAAACTTTCCAGTAACTATTACGGAACATCGAGCGGTGCTACAGATGGCTCCGCAACTCAATCAGAAGCATCAAAAATAAACACTGGACCGATCTTAACTGATCGTAAACAAAGTAGTGTAGACAAACTGGAAGAACTATACAACATGATTGCACAAGGCGGACCACCCCCAGAGGCATTCGCGGCTTGGGCTGAACAAACTAAAAAATTAGTTTCAACTACACAACTTGGTCAAGATATAACAGACAAACAAACAGGCGCAAAACATTCTAACAATATTGGATTGGCAAACATATTCAATCTTGATTCACTTGGTACAACTAATCAACCTTTTGGAGATGCTTCGTTTACATACGACAAAGATAAACAAGTTTGGGTAAGATCAAGTGGACAGTTACAAATAGATCCAGGACTTGGTACAATTAAGTTTTTAGCAGGGACACGTATTCAAGATATTATTGAAGAATGTATAATCTTAAGTGATTATGGAAAAAATATTATTGATGCGCCAGCAGTAAAAGGTATGCGTCCTTGGTTTAAAATTGATACACAAGTTTTTAATATCACAGATAGAAAAACAGAAAAGAAAACAGGTGTGCCTCCAAGAATATATGTGTTTAGAGTTTTACCTTATATGGTCCACGAAAGTAAATTTATTGCTCCAGACGAAACACCAGCAGGACTAAACGCTTTAAGAATACAAACTTGTAAACGTTACAATTATATCTATAGTGGTGCAAACGAAGATATTTTAGATCTTGAAATTAATCTTGATAATACATTCTTTAAAAGTGTATCTCCTGGAACACTTCCAAAGAATAATCTTGCAGACGGTTCTAAAGAAGGTGAAGATCCGTCATTGAAAACTACAATGACTCCTACTAACAACGATTCACAAGTTAATAATAAAGCATTAGAAAATCGTAACAACAATGCCAAAGCGGCAGGTGCAGTCAGTCTTGATGATATGCGTGTTGACATTGCTCGTAGATTTAACGAAGCGATTGTAAACAGTGATGTTGACTTATTAACAATCGACATGACTATCATGGGCGACCCTTATTATATTGCTGATAGTGGAATAGGAAACTATAACTCAGAGAACACACAATTTATTAATCTTGATGCAGATGGAAGTATAGATTATCAATATGGTGAAGTAGATGTTGAAGTATTATTTAGAACACCAATTGATTATAGAGATAACGGTATTATGGGATTCCCAGATGATACTGTGCCAGTTGATTTCTTTAGCGGATTATATATGGTAATTAGTGTTAAGAACGAATTTGCCGCAGGACAGTTTAAACAAGTACTTGAACTTGTGAAAAGACCGCAAATGTCTGAGAAAGCAACAGCAGACAGCGGTGAAAAAGGAACACAAGAAATTAAAACAGATAACGCACAAGGTACTGATAAGCGTAAAGAAGAAGAAATTCAAGATGCCACAGACAGAACAACAAATAATGATCAAAGGGTGTTTACTTAATGGCTAACGAAAAACGTACAGCAGGCCAAGAAGCCAAATTAGACTCCGGTCCATATATTGGAAGAGTTGTAGGACATCTTGATCCTAACTATATGGGAGCTCTTGAAGTACAACTACTCAAAGGCCAAGTAGCAAACAACGATGATGTTGGCGGCCAAACATTCAAAGTACACTATGCAAGTCCATTTTACGGACAAACTCCTGTTAACGGTATTAGTGCTAACCAAGGCTTTGCATACACACAACAAGCATACGGTATGTGGATGACACCACCAGATGTTGGAAGTAGAGTTCTTGTAACATTTGTTGAAGGCGCGGCCAACATGGGTTACTGGATTGGGTGTATACCTGACAACTATATTAACCTTAATGTACCAGACAAAATTGCAACAAGTTTCTTTTCAGGCAAAGCCGAAGGAGACGGTGCAAAATCAGCAATAGCAAAAACAAGCAAAGTTGTAGTTGGTGAAATTAATAAAAAGAATCTTGTAGACAATAAGGGTAACGATCCTACAAAATTTAAAAAGTCTATTAACGAAGAATGGATGGACTTATTGTTTGCTCAAGGACTTGAAGCAGACGGCACAAGAGGTTTAACAACAAGTAGTGCAAGAAGAGAATTACCAAGTATGGTGTTTGGTATAAACACACCAGGACCATATGACAAGAGACCTGGAGCACCAAAAGCAGGATACGGTCCTGGAGGACAGGCGGCATCAATTCCTTTTAACAGACTTGGCGGAACAAGTTTTGTAATGGATGACGGTGATGACAAAATTTTACGTAAAGGTCCCGCAGGTACAACTAAAAAGGAATTTGTCAATCACGAAAAGGGTGAAAAGGGCGGAGACTACACAGTACCACACAACGAACTTGTGCGTATTAGAACACGTACAGGACATCAAATATTATTACATCAAACAGAAGATCTAATACGCATAGATCATGGCAGTGGTAACAGTTGGATTGAATTAACTTCTAATGGTAAAATTGATGTGTATGCAAAAGATAGTATTAGTATGCACACTGAAAATGATTTAAACATTACAGCAGATAGAGACATTAATCTAAATGCAGGACGTAACTTTAATGTGTTGTCAAAAGATGATATCCAGATCGAAACAAACACAGATATGATAACGTATGTTGCAGGAAACAATCAAGTTACAACATTGTTAGATTACGATCTAAACACAATAGGAGCAAACAAACTTACAGCAGGCGGACCTACTGATATACTCAGCGGAGGTAACCATACAGAAACCGCTCCGAATATCCATATGAACGGACCGCAGGCCGCTACCGCTACCGCGGCTACGCCGTTAACCACACACGTTGTTCCCGGAGGACCTTTCACAACACCTACAGACACTGCATTAACATCGTTGCACAAGCGTTTGCCACAACACGAGCCTTGGCCACATCATGAAAATGTTGATCCGTTTGCGTACAAACCTCTAAGAACAAACAGACTTAATGAAACACCTATACCTGAAAGTTTTGATTATGACAACACTCCAGACACCTTTAAGAAGGGTGTATAAATACTAATATGAGTAGTTTAGAGAAAAATACAGTAAGAAATGTTAGAGTAAAATCTAATGTTAAGGAACAGCCACCTGTAAAAGGTAGAGCATATAAAGGCCTTAGCACAGTCAATCCAGACAACAAATCTTATGCACTATACGACATTGGATTAATTAAACAAGATTTACTTAATCACTTCCATGTTAGACAGGGTGAAAAACTTGAAAATCCTGAGTTTGGAACAATTATATGGGACGTATTGTTTGAACCTTTAACAGATTCATTAAAAGAAGCAATTATAACCAATGTAACAGACATAATCAACAGTGACCCGAGAATAAATGCAACTGGAATTGTTGTTGATCAATACGAGAGCGGTATTCAAATTGAGTGCAAACTTCAATACTTACCGTACAACATATCTGAACAAATGAAATTTAGTTTTGACAAAGATGCAGGCTTTGCGTCTTAAGGAATTAAGTACTCGGATATCTCGTTTAAATAAATACATTGTAAGAGGAAAATAGATGTCAACAACGGATAGACAAAATAGATTATTACTTGCTGAAGATTGGAAGCGAGTATATCAAACATTTAAAACTGCGGACTTCAAATCGTATGATTTTGATAGTTTACGTAGAACTATGATCGCATATTTGCGTGAAAACTATCCAGAAGATTTTAATGACTACATTGAAAGTTCAGAATACCTTGCACTAATTGATCTTATTGCATATCTTGGACAAAACATGGCATTCCGTGTTGATTTAAATGCACGTGAAAACTTCCTTGAATTAGCAGAACGTAGAGAAAGCGTATTACGTTTAGCACGTTTACTTTCTTATAATCCAAAGCGTAATCAATCAGCAAACGGATTAATGAAATTTGAAAGTGTACAAACAACAGAAGCAATCAGTGACACTAATGGTGTTAACTTATCAGGACAATCTATACAATGGAACGATCCATCAAATCCTGATTGGTCAGAACAGTTTAGAAAAATTTTAAATGCGGCATTACCAGAAAACAGTATTGTAGGTAAGCCAGTAAAGAAAGAAACTATTGCAGGTATTACAACTGAGCAATATCGTTTCAATGCATCAAACACAAACTTACCTGTTTACAGTTTTAATAAAAACGTAGGCGAAAAGAATATTGTATTTGAAGTAACAAGTGCATCTATTGATGCTAACAAGATTTTTGAAGAAGATCCGTTACCAGGCAACAGTTTAGCATTTTTATATAGAGAAGATGGCAAGGGTGCTGGCAGTTCAAACTCAGGATATTTTGTACACTTTAGACAAGGTGTATTAGACACAGGTAATTTTTCAATTGAAAATCCAACTACCAACCAAGCAGTTGCAATTGACACAACAAACATTAACAATTCAGATGTTTGGCTTTATCAATTAGACAGTAACGGAAACGAAACAAAATTATGGACTAAGGTTGAAGCAACTGAAGGTAACAATGTAATTTATAATAGTATTAATAAACAGAACAGAAGTTTGTATGCTGTGCAATCACGTATTGATGACAGAATTAGTTTATTATTTGCAGACGGAACATTTGGTGATTTGCCTAAAGGACAATTTAGATGTTACTTTAGAAAAGGACTTGGTAGCAAGTTTGCAATCCAACCTGAAGAATTAACCAACGTAACTATTAGTGTACCATATACAAGTCGTGCAGGTACACCTGAAACATTTACACTTGTATGTTCATTAAAATACACAGTTGATAATGCAAGTGGACCAGAAACTTCAAAAAGCATCAAAGAAAATGCTCCAAGTACATACTATACACAAAATAGAATGATTACTGGTGAGGACTATAATGTTGCACCAAGAGCAGTTAGTCAAGAAGTAGTTAAAGTAAAAAGTATCAATAGAACAAGTTCGGGTATTTCAAGATACTTTGATTTAATTGATTCAACAGGAAAGTATTCAAGTACAAATATATTTGGTAACGATGGCGTTATCTATAAAGAGGTGTTTGATAAAAAAATTAGTTTTTCTTTTAATACAAAAACAGATGTAGAAGGAAATATTCAAAACGTAATTACACCGTTACTTTCAAACACTGTAATTAAAAACTTTTTCTTAAATCAGTTTCCTAAAATATCAACAACAGACTTACAAGCAGACTGGACACAGGTTGCAAAACAAACTAATAACTCCAGCGGTTATATTTCAGACTCATTAGATATTAAATTAACAGTAGGAACATTTACTGGTAGTACATTAAAGTTTGTAGAGCCAGGCGCAATGGTTAAATTTATTGCTCCAGAAGGCAAACACTTTATGAAAGACAACAGTCATGAATTAATGGCTGGCGATGCAGACCATCCAGGCGCAACAACATACATTTGGACAAAGGTTGTTAGAGTAAACGATAAAGGAACTGAAAACTACGATGACGGTCAAGGACCGATTATCTTTAACGATGTTATTCCAACCGGTGCAGTATTAGATGAAGTTAAACCTAAGTTTGCAACAAACTTAACAACTGATGTTACAACACAAATTATTGATCAAATATTTTCATATAAAACATTTGGAGTACGTTACAGTACTTCAGATAGAGAATGGCGTGTAATTCTTAATAATAATTTAAGTATCGGTAATGCGTTTAATATGGGTAAGACCGGTGACACATCAGGACAAAACTTAGATTCAAGTTGGTTAATGTTATTTGAAACAGATGGTGAAAAATACAATATAACTTACAGAGGTGTTAGATACATTTTTGAAAGTAATAAAGAAGTTAAGTTTTACTTTGATGAAACAGACAGAATTTACGACAGTAGAACAGGACAAGTTATTAGAGATAAAATTAACTTAATGTCTATTAACAAGAAACCAGATTCAGTATCACCTGCAACTATTGATTATCCTTGGCAAGTTACTAAAGAGTTTAGAGATGAAGAAGGATATATTAATAGTAAAAAAGTAGAAGTAGGATTTTTTGACAGTGACGGTGATGGCGTAGTTGATAATCCAGCGTTGTTTGATGACTTTGTTGCACAGGATACTAATCCGTTAACAAAATGGATTTTTCTAAAAGAAAAGATTTCAAATAATCAATCTACAAATTATGATTATGTAGATGCCGCAGTAGAAAATATTAGAACGTTTGCATCAGAAACAGCAACAGGCGCATTGTCACAATACGATGACGGTACAATATTTTACTTTGTAGACAACAATGTTTTTAAAGTATACAGCAAAACAAATGCAAACCTAACATTACAAACAGGATATAAAGCATATCAAGGTAGAGATAAACTTGTATTCCAATACGTACACAGTGCTGATGAGAATAATAGATTAGACCCAAGTAGTTCTAATATTATTGACACATACTTGTTAACAAAAACATATGATAGATCATTTAGACAGTACTTGGCAAATACTATAACTACTAAACCTTTACCACCGAGTTCAGATGAATTATTTCAGAACTTTGGAGCAGAAATTAATAAGATTAAATCAATCAGTGATGAAGTAATTTATCACCCAGTTAACTATAAAATATTGTTTGGTAACAAAGCAGATTCAGATTTACAAGCAACATTTAAAGTTGTTAAAAATCCAGAAGTAATAACTAATGACAATGATATTAAGTTAAGAATTGTACAAGCAATTAATGAATTTTTTGCTTTAGAATTCTGGGACTTTGGAGACAAGTTTAGTTTCACAGAACTATCCACATATATTGTTAATGTATTAGCACCAGACATTACAACACTTGTGTTAGTACCTAATCAAACAGAGAAAGCATTTGGAAGTCTATACGAAGTGTCAACAGAGAACGATGAAATTTTCATTAGTGGAGCAACTGTTGATAATGTTGCAATAATCGATAGCCTTACAGCATCAAGATTACAAACAACAGGTACTATAGTAAGTACAGCCACAACAGAGAATGCAGGGATTACATCAAGTGCAAATACAGGTACAACTACAAATACAAGTACAAGTACAACAAGTTCGAGTTCATCGAGTTCAAGTTCTTCAAGCAGTTCATCAAGTTCAAGTAGCGGAGGTTACTAATGGCTTACGATAATGACCAGAATGATATTCCAATTGGTCCAAACGACGATGGCGAAAATCGAACAAGCCTAAGCCACTTACCTAAGTATTTTAGAACACCAGCAAATAAAAAGTTTTTAACAAGTACACTGGATCAGTTTATGAATCCAGGAGAAGTTGAAAAACTTAATTCTTACTATGGCCGTAGAGACGCAAAAGCAGTTCAGTCAGCAGACAACTATGTTAATGACGTTTCAGACCAAAGACAAAATTATCAATTAGAACCAGCAGTTGTTTTAAAAGACAATGTTGACAATGTTGACTTTTACAAAGACTATAATGATTACATAAACCAACTAAGAGCGTTTGGTAATAGAAATCCTGATCATAGTAAAATTAACGCACAAGAATATTATGCGTGGCAACCACATGTTGATTGGGATAAGTTTACAAACTTTAGAGAATACTATTGGCTTCCAGCAGGACCACAAGTATTACCTATCTTTGGACAGAACAAAGAAATTGTATCTACTTTTAAAGTATCCGTGGAGGAAAATGATGACAACGTAGCGTATAAATTTACCCCAACAGGTTTAACACAAAATCCTACTCTAAAACTTTACAAAGGTCAAACTTACATATTCGAGATTGATACACCTGGACATCCAATAGCATTTGCAACCAATAGAGCATTTACTCCAGGACAAGCGATTATAACTGAGACAGTTGAAGGTGTGTTGGCATCTGGTAAGTTTGAAGCAGAATTATATGACACCGATGGCTACGACACAGGTGAATACATAGTAGAGCCTGTCGAAGGCGGTATAACTGGATTCAAGGACGGAGATAATATCTCTACAATTTATACCGACGGTGTAGAATCAGCAACAGTGTATGTAGAAAAAGGCACACTTAAATTTACAGTGCCACTTGATGCACCTGATACATTATTTTATATCAGTCAAAATGATGTAAACACATCAGGCTTAGTTACACTTTATAATATTTTAGAAAATACAGAGATAGATGTAGAAAAAGAAATTCTACAAAAGTTAACTTATACAACAAGAACAGATACTGATTTATCCAATGGTATGTTAGTAGAGTTTTTAGGTGATGTAACACCAGCAAAGTATAGCGAAGGATATTGGTATGTTGAAGGAGTTGGTGAATCTATACAACTAATTAACAAAGCAGATCTTGAAATTACTGGAGCATACAGTTCAAATATATTTGTACCATTTGATACAGAAAACTTTGATAAGTTACCTTTCGGACAAGCACTTAACTATCCTAAAGAACAAGACTACATTACAATTAATAGAGCAAGTATTGACGGTAACCAATGGAGTAGACACAATCGTTGGTTCCACAAAGACACTATTGAAAAAACTGCTATAGCAAATGGCACAGAGATTGCGTTAGATCAAACGCAACGTGCTAAACGTCCTATTATTGAATTCAACGCAGGATTACGTTTATACAATTTTGGTAGTATGAAGAAAACAAACGTTGATTTAATTGACGACTTTACCGGTGACGTGTTTAGTACTATTGAGGGCAGTGAAGGTTATAACATTGACGGTGTTGAAGTTACAGAAGGATTACGTATACTTTTCACTAAAGATCCTGACATTAGAGTTAATGGTAGAATTTACAAAGTAAAATTTATCACACACAACGGTCAAAGACAAATTGCGTTGCAAGATGAAACAGATACTACTCCTTTAGAAAATGAAACAGTATTAGTTGCAGGCGGTACAGTTAACCAAGGTAAAATTTATTGGTACAATGGTACTAAATGGATCAAAGCACAAGACAAACTAAAAACAAATCAGAAACCTAAATTTAATCTTTATGATATTACTGATGTAAGTTTTGATACGTATAATGCAAATACATTTACAGGTACTTGTTTGTTTAGTTATAAACAAGGATCGGGTGCTAATGATCCTGTAATAGGATTACCTTTAACTTATAGAAATATTGAAAACAGTGGAGATATTGTTTTTAACTTTGATTTGTTAACAGATTCTTTTACATATCAACTTGCACAAAAAGATTATACACAAAATACAGATTCGTCTACTCTAAGAAAATATACAGGACTAAACACTTATACAAATGTAAGTGGTTGGGAAAAGGCAGATGCAGATAGTATACAAAAAGTTGTACGTCAATATATGGTCGACGGACAAAACAATACCTTTGCAATTGATGTATATGACAGAAGTGGCGATTTAAATAATTTAGATGTACAAGTATTTGTAAACAATGTAAGACAAAGTGCTTGGTCATTAAATAGACAAAACGGCATTGCTTATGTACAGTTTGTTACTCCTCTAAAAAATGGCGATAACTTAATAATCCATACTACAAGTGAAGCAGACAAAAACGAAAACGGAAAATACGAGTTTCCGATTAACTTGCAGAATAATCCACTTAATGAAAACATTAGTACCTTTACATACGGAGAAGTAATTGACCATGTAAGCACTATTATTAGTAACGTTAACGGGTTTGAAGGGGCTTTTCCAGGACCAAGTAACTTACGTAACTTAGGCGGACTTGCAAAACTTGGTACAAAATTTGTACAACACTCGGGTACTATTCCATTGTCGTTGTATCACATTACAAACAAAGATTATAATATTGTAAAAGCACTTAGATTTGCAAGAAAAGAATACGCAAAGTTTAAAAGAGCAATAGTAGATATTTCAGAAAAATTAGGCTTAGACGGATCAGCACAATACTTAACTGATAAAGTAATTGCAAAATGGCAATCTGAGAAATCAAAGCAAACAGCATTTTACTGGACAGACATGATTGGGTCAGGTGCTAATAACAAGCGTGAATTTACTGTTACAGATTCAGGTAATAAATTTTATAGTTTAACAACACCATTTGATTTAACAACAGTTAGTGCTAAAGCAGTTTATGTATATCACAATAATGTACAGATGTTACATGGACAAGATTATACATTTACATCAGAAGGCTTTATTCAAATTAGTAATGATTTTGTTCTTGCTGTAGATGACACTATCACAATTTATGAATACGAATCAACAGACGCTTCGTTTATTCCACCTACACCAACAAAGTTAGGATTATATCCGTTACACAAACCAGTAATATTTACTGACAACACGTATAGTACACCGCGTGTGCTTATCAAAGGGCATGATGGTAGTGTTACTAAAGCATACCAAGATTATAGAGATGACATTCTATTAGAAATTGAAAAAAGAATTTATAATAATGTTAAAGTAAATTACGATATTAACATATTTGATATTGATAGTTTCCTTGGACATAAAACAAGAGACACAGGATTCACAAGACTTGATGCAGACGAAGTTACTATTACTGACTTTGTTGAATGGTTAAGCATTGCAGGTGATCCTGATTATACAGATATATCATTCTACGATAGAGCAAATTCGTTTACATGGAATTACTCTATAATGGCTGATCCAGACGGTGCACCTTTACCAGGTTTTTGGAGAGCAATTTATAAAGACTATCTAAGTACAGATACTCCGCACACAACTCCGTGGAAAGTTTTAGGATATATAGATCAACCAACTTGGTGGGAAACAGTATATGGCCCAGCACCTTACACAAAAGAAAATTTAATTCTTTGGGAAGACCTTGAGAAGGGGTTAGTACGTGAGCCTAATAATCCTATTAGATACAAAACAAATTATAAAAGAAAAGATTTAACAAAATACATTCCTGTAGATGGTCAAGGTAATTTAATAAGTCCATACGAAAGCGGATATGCACAAGGACTTATTGTTCCTGAAACAAATAACTCATTTGTGTTTGGCGACGAATCACCTGTAGAAAGTGCATGGCGTAGAAGTGCAGAATATCCATTTGCATTACTAACAGCATTTTTAATCCATCAACCTGCTAAGGTAATGGGCGTTGGCTTTGATAGATCAAGAATTAAACGTAATCCAGCAGGCGGCATTGTTTATTCGTCAACTGATAAACGTTTAGAGCCTAAGAGTTTAATATTCCCTAACACTGTAGAAGATACTACTCGTGTAACTACAGCGGGTCTAATTAACTATATTTTCAACTATATTAATGCAGACGTAACTAAACTTAATAAAGCATATAAAGAGAACGTTAAGAGCCTTGCAGTACAACTTGGATTTAAGATAGGTGGCTTTACTGAAAAAAATAAGTTTAAGTTATTACTTGATTCAAGAACTCCTAATAATAAAGGAAATGTTTTTGTACCAGAAGAAAATTATAAAATTATTCTAAACACAAGTTCTCCAGTTGACACTGTTTCTTACAGTGGTGTAATTATTGAAAAACGCACAGCAGGATTTGTTGTTAAAGGTTATGACAAAAGCAAACCATACTTTGACTATTACAAACATATTGAACGTTCCGCTGATCCAGTTATTAACGTAGGTGGTGTTAGTGAAAACTTCTTAGAATGGGTGCCAGGAGAACGTTACCAAGCAGGACAAATTATACGAGTTTCTACTAACTTTTTCCGTGTACAAAATTCAGGAAGTTTCCAAACTATTACAGATGAAAATTTTGTTAAACTTGTTGAACTTCCAATGGAAGGTGGTAGAGAAGGAATTCTAAGACGAGCATTTGATAGTACAACAAGTAAATTAAATTACGGTACAATGCTAAGAACTACCCAGGATGTTATTGACTTTATATTAGGTTACGAACAATACTTAATAAAACAAGGCTTTGACTTTAGCGGATTTAACAGAGAACTTGAAACAGTTGAAAACTGGGAATTAAGTGCAAGAGAATTTTTATTCTGGACTACACAAAACTGGAGTGAAGGTGCATTACTTACTCTAAGTCCAAGTGCTATTAACCTACAGTTTAGCAGACCATATGCAGTAGTAGATAATATCTTTGATAACTTTTATGACTATACATTATTAAAAGCAGACGGCGGCAAACTTAAAGAAGAATTTACAAATACATTACGTAGCAATCAAAACACGTTTGGATTAAAACTTAAAAACACTGCTGACGGAATCTACTTTTTAAAATTACCACTTGTACAAAAAGAACATGTTTGTTTAATTGATAACAAAACAGTATTCAATGACACAATTTATAATCCAGGTCCTGGATACAGACAAGCACGTATTAAAATATTAGGTTATAGAAGTACTGACTGGAATGGTGGTTTAAATATTCCTGGATTTACATACGATAATGTTGTGTGTAAAGATTGGGAAGAAAATACAGACTATGATATTGCTTCTGTAGTTCAGCACAAAACATTTTATTACAGTGCAAAATATAACATTACAGGGTCGACAACATTTGACGAAACAGACTGGTATAAATTACCTGAAAAACCTAAAGCAGAACTTGTACCAAACTTAGATTATAAAGCAAATCAATTTGCAGACTTTTATGATTTAGATACAGATAATTTTGACAGTGAACAGCAACGGTTGGCACAACACTTAACAGGTTATCAGAAACGTAAGTATATTGAAAACATTATTAATGATGATGTTTCACAATACAAATTCTATCAAGGATATATCCAAGATAAAGGAACAGTAAATTCATTAAGTAAATTGTTTGATGCTTTATCAAATACAGAAAATTCAAGTTTAGAGTTTTTTGAAGAATGGGCATTTAAAGTTGGACAATATGGAGCCAACGGTGGCTTTGAAGAAATTGAATATAAACTGGACGAAGGCAACTTTAGATTAAGTCCGCAACCGTTTCAATTAGTACCAAATATTGACCCGTTGTTAACTGACCTTGTTTATAGATATGCTCCATCGGAAGTGTACAGTAAACCAGACGATTATAATCATGCTCCGTTCCCAACAAAATATATTCCAGAGGAAGAGTCATATATTAAGACAGCAGGATATGTTGCTGACGCAGACGCTGAATTTAAAGTTACAAACTATGATGATATACTTGGACTTGATCCTAACACAATAGATGTAGGAAAATATATTTGGGTTGCTAAAAAAGGCCAAACATGGGATGTCTTGCGCCAAACTGAAACACCATTCAAGGTAAGTTCTATTGTAAACTCGGATAGTTCGGGTATGATAGAGATTACAACAGGTAAAGCACCTCCGTTCGTAAAAGACGATATTATCAGTGTGCTTGGTACAGGTGATGTAGATAGATTCTTTAAAGTTCAAAGAACAAGTCTTAACACTATCTATGCTACAACATCAGTAGAACAACCAGACTTACCAGAAATTTCAGGATTCATTACACAGTTAAACAGTGTAAGGGTTGCTGATCTTAATGGTGTTAATAAAAAAATTACAAGAGATAATGTTAGTAATAATGAAAGAGTTTGGGTTGACCAAGACGAAAACAATAGATGGGCGGTTGTAGAAAATAAAAACAAATATGCACAATCACAACAAATGTTTAGTAACAGTATTGAAGGTATTTTAGGTACTGATGATAAAAACTTTGGAACAAGTATTAGTGCAAACGCAACTAACAGTATTATTCCAGTTGGTGTACCAGACGAAACAGAAAATGGTAGAGTAGACATATACTTTAGAGCATCAGAAAATCTTAAGGCTGTACAATCTCAAATACTTGACGCTCCAACAGGGGTTATGTCAAGTGGTGAAAATAGTTTCGGTCAAAGTACAAATATTTCCACAGATGGTAAATGGTTAATTGTTGGTATGCCGTATGCTTCTAATGTTAAGTCTTATTACAAAGGCGACTTTAATAGTTCTACTACTTACGCACAATTTGATACTGTAAAATATACAAATCAATACTGGCAAGCAAAGACAACGGTTGAGCCACAAGATCCAAGTTTAGAATATCAAACATTTAGTTCTCATGTACAAGCACTTGTTAGTACATTAGAAAATAATGTGTACAGCAACTTATACTTTATATTAAGAGGTAATTTTAGTTTTCCTGAAGAGTTAACAGATCACATGTTAATTAGAGCACCTAAAGGACAATATGACGGAACAGAAATAGGCGATAAGTTACAACTATTATGGAATGACATTAACACAAGATATCCAAGTGGTGTAACACCGTTCAATAATGATCCATTAATGACTAAGGCATTTTTAGATGGCGAACATGCTATTGTAGAAAAAATCGATGATATATTATTAATTGATAACACACAGGCTATTCCAAGTGTAGGAGAAACAATTAGTAGTGCAACAGCAGTTGCAGTTGTTACTAAGGTACATACTACAGGTGATAATAGAAGTTTAATTTATGTTAAAGATGCAAACGGGTTGTTTGAGTCAACAGGTACATTATTTGTTGGTGATATTCAAATAGGTGCATTTGAAAGAGCAGTACAACAAGAAGAAACTTTATTAGGCGGTTGGTGGCAAATTGCTGGACCGAGTGCAAGTTTTACTTCAACAACTACTATTGAAACTAAACCATATCTTGTTATTCAAGACATTATTAAAACAGGTGTATCACGTAGTGTAAAATATTATGATAATGCACTTAGAATTCAAGATAACCTAACAGATCAGAATCCTACAAAAACAAGTTACATTGAAACTTTAACATATTTAGGTGATAGCGGTAATGTACTTTCAGACAAATGGGTATTTAGAGCACCAGCAACTTTAACAAGCAGTCTTTCAGTAGGAAATACATTCAACTTTTTCTTTAATGAATATGCAACAGCAGATGGATTAATACAAAATCCAGGTGTAATAAGTCCAGAGATAACACACGACTATCTAAACAGAACAGAACATACAGTTTATGATATTTGGAACGGTTGGCTGGAAATAAATCTTACATCATTTGATGACAGAGGCTCACCTACACCAGGCGATGCTGACTTCAATCCTAATTACGGTGAACCTTTTATTCCTGTTATTGGAGATACAGTACAAGATAATGACACACTTGCAACAGCGACAGTTGCAGGAGTAGAAAAACTGTTTAACACTTTAAGACTATGGATTAAAAATGTTGATGGTACTTGGAAGTTTGGTTCAGATAATAATGATATTTCAAGTTTAAGTATTAACGGTGGATCACAAGGCGTAGGCGTTGTAAGACTTGTTGGTACAGTCAACACAAGACATTTAGAATCAGATACAGCAGGACCAATTGTTGTTGTACAAAAAGATGTAAACTTAACACCAGGCTCAGCAAGAACATTACAAGGGTTTGAATACTGGATTTATGACAGTGTAGAACAATCGGGTATTTCAAGAGATGCAAATCCTCCAAGCAATACTAATAACGATTGGGAAAGAGTTTACAATATTACTGCAAATTCGAGTGGTACAGCAAGTGCATTAACAAGACAAGGTGCATATGCTATCTACGAAAGAAATACAAGTAATTTCTATAATTTACATAACGTTTATATTATGCCAGATGCGGCAGATAGTAGACATTTAGGTGCAACAGTTGAAATGGTTACACACAATGACGGAACTTATACTGCATACTTGTTAAGCAAAGGCAACGGAACATTTACACAACCAGGTAGAATTAATGTTATAAAATACGACAAAATAAAAGGTTGGATTTTAGGACAAGATACAGACTACAAAGGTGACTTTAGTACAACTGTAACTTATAAAACTGGCGAATATGTAAAATATCTTGGACAAATTTATCAGGCACAAACAAATATTATTGCAGGTGCATGGAATGGATCAAATTGGACACTAATTACTGAAGGACTTGATCTGAATGGGTACTTACCAAACGATACAGGCTTTATTATTGGTGATGATAGTGCATTACAAGATACTAATTTATATGAATTTGGTACACAATTTGGAATCAGCAGTGACGGAGAAGTATTAGCAACTATTGTTAAGTACGGAGATGCTGTAGATAGTTCTATTAATACACCTAAGTTAGCAATTTATAGAAAAGTATTAGGACACTTTTTATTCAGTCAAGTAATTGATGCATACGCAGACGGCATTGGCTACGGAAGTTCAGTAACAGTTTCCAATGATGGTAGATTTATTGCTGTAGGTGCTCCTAAATATAGTGCTGAATATGTAAACCAAGGTACAGTATTCATTTACGAAAGTGTTAATGGTACATTCCAACAAGTACAGCACTTGGTTGGACCACAAGGAATTGCAAACGAGAAGTTTGGATCAGTTGTTAAGTACGGAACTGATAGGATTGCAGTACATTCAGCAGGTGGTGACCTTACAAGTATTACAGGATTTGACGGCGGCATAACAGCATTTGACAATGGAACTACATTATTCAATACATCACTTATTGATACTGGTGAAGTATTTGTTTATGAACTGTTAGGTAACAGATATGTGTATGCAGACAAGTTAAAATTTGCAGATAGCAAAGCATTATACTTTGGTAGAACAATGTTCATCAACGGTAATCACATTTATATTGGTATACCAACATATAGTAGAGATGATAACAATAGCAGAGGAACAGTAATAGATTACAGATCAAATCCTAATACTAAACTATGGGAAAAAATTAGATCTGAAAGACCATTAGTTGATCTTAGCCGATTCAAAGGTATTAGTTTATATGATAAAAATACAAATCAGGTTACTGAGTACATTGATTACATTGATCCAGCACAAGGAAAAATTGCAGGAACGGCTGAAACAGAGTTAACATTTAAAACAACATATGATCCTTCAACATATAACATAGCAACTGATACAACAGTTGTAAAAGACGAAACAATGTTTGACACAACAAACAATGTTGGTAAATTATGGTGGGATATCGATGCTGTAAGATTTATTAATCCGTACAGTAACACAGGAAATATCTTCACTACAAGTAATACAATGAATTCAGTGTTCCCAGGAACAGAAGTTGAAATTTACGAATGGGTAGAAAGTGATTTATTACCAAGTGAATGGGACGAACAAGCGGATACTGAATCAGGATTAGTAGAAGGAATTAGTGGAAAGTCAAAATACGGCGACAATGCTTATAGTTCAAGACGTGTTTATGATGACGAAGCACAAAAATTTACACTTTATTATTACTACTGGGTACGTAATAAGAAAACAACACCAAATGTACCAGGAAGAACAATTAGTGCCGCTGATGTACAAGAGTTAATTAGAGATCCATCAGGTGCAGGACTAAAATTTGCAACAATGCTTGATAAGAACGAGTGGACATTACATAACTTACAAAGTTCTATTACAGGTAATGACACTATTCTTAAATTTGCATATTGGAATATTGAAGAAACTGATAAAAATGTACACAACCAATACAAGATTATTACAGACGGGTTAGAAACAAGTGTTCCTAAAACAGATTTAGAACGTAAATGGTTTGATAGTTTAATCGGATTTGACGAGCAAGGAAGACCAGTACCAGACAGAGAGTTAACAACCAAAGATAGATACGGTATTCTTAACGAGCCAAGACAAACAATGTTTGTTAACAGGATTGAAGCATTAAAACAACTTGTTGAAAGAGTTAATACATCATTAAAACAAAAAATCTTAATTGATGACTTTGATTTAAGTGATTTAGAAACTAATGATCCTATTCCAACAGTAGCATCAAGAAAATTTGACAGACAAATTGACAGTGACAGCGAATTACAGTTTGTACCAGTAGGTAGACTTAAACAAGCAACAGTTAGTTTAACGATCCAAGATGGTAAAGTGTTAAGAGCAGACGTTACTGAACAAGGATACGGTTATAAAACAGTACCAACAGTAGCAATTACAACAGTATCAGGCACAGGCGCTGAAGTTAGTCTTACAATGAACAATGTAGGACAGATTACAGGTGCAACAGTTATTAAAAGTGGTACTAACTATGCTCAAACAGATACTATTAGAATAAGACCATTTACAGTGCTTACAACAACTGATACAACATACGAAAACAAATGGTCATTGTATGAATATGTTGGTGGCACAGTAATTTGGAACAGAATTAAAAGTCAACGATATGATGTAAAACCTTATTGGAGTTACATTGACTGGTATGCTACAGGTTATAATGCTTTAACGAAAGCAGATTATGTTATTGACGAAACTTATAAGTTAGAATCACTACAAGATACGTTTGGTAATATTATTAAGATTAATAATGTTGGGTCAGGCGGCTGGTTACTATTAGAAAAAGTAGATTCACAAGCAAATGTAGACTATACAGTTAACTATAAAACTATTGGTAGGCAAAATGCAACAATAGAATTAGGTAAGTCACTATATGATTACAGCGAAGAACTAATCGGATACGATTCATTCGGTTATGATGACAGTGCATTTGACTTACAACCAATTGATGAAATGCGTATTATCTTAAAAGCATTAAGAGATAAAATATTTGTTGACGAACTTGCTATTGAGTACAATAAGTTGTTCTTTGCACAAATGCGTTACATTTTATCAGAACAAAAATTTGTTGATTGGATGTTTAAAACATCATTTATCAAAGCAAAACATAATATCGGTTCATTAAGAAAAGACATTACATTTAATAATGATTTCTTAGAAAGTTATGAAGAATATGTAAAAGAAGTTAAACCATATAAATCTAAAATTAGAGAATACCTAAGTACATACGAAGGTAAAGACACAGCATCGTCTATGGTTACTGACTTTGATTTATCTCCAATATACAGCGATATTGCAGGAAAAATTATTCCACAAACTGTTAGAGTAGTTGATGATGAATTACAATCAGCATCACTTTTAAACACTTATCCAAGTAAGCATTGGAAAGATAATGCAAGTTTTAAAATTAAATCAGTAGACATTTTTGATGCAGGATCAGGTTATGAAAATGCACCAGGTGTAGAGTTTGTTGGCGGCGGCGGAACAGGAGCCAAAGCAACAGCATACGTTGGTGGCGGAAAAATTACAGAAATTAAAATAGACAATGCGGGCCAGGGGTATGTGTCCGCACCCACAATAGTACTTAATGGTGCAGTAGCAGACGGTGGTAAGGTTGGTAAAGCAAGTGCAATTATAGGCAACTCGAATCTAAGAACTACACATATGACTGTTAAGTTTGATAGAGTAACAGGAACGTTCTTTATTACAACACTTGCAGAAACAGAAACGTTTGTAGGTACAGGCGGCAAGTATAACTTTAAACTAAAATGGCCAATGGATGTTAAAACAGATCAAGTGTCAGTAACTGTAGACGGCATTGAAGTACTACAGAGCGGATATAATGTTTTAAATATTATTGACAGCGTAGGTAGAACACATGAACGTAGTATTGGACAAGTTACATTTACAACACCTCCGGCTAATAACAGTAATATATCGATTAGTTATAAGAAAGAAATTTCATTACTAACTGCACAAGATAGAATTAACTTGTTCTACAATCCAACTACAGGACAATTAGCAAACGATCTTGGACAGTTAATGGACGGCATTGATTACGGTGGAGTTCAAGTTAAGAGTTTTACCTTTGGTGGCGGCTCTGGTTGGGGAACAGAAGGTTGGTTCACTGGTGCTTATGATTCATACGATAATACATACGAAGATGAAGTAATACGTTTAGATGGAAGTACAATTAGTGTAACACTTTCTAAGCCATTAGAAAATGGTGTTGAATATAATGTTTACTTGAATGGTACAAGAATTGATGATCCAAATTATCCAAGCAGTCCAACTAATCCAAATGCAAGGACTACAACGCTAACAGGTGATGGTACAACACAAACTATCTTCCTTGACAATGATGGATTAGATATCAACGGTATTAACAGTCCAGGTGCTGATGATGTATTAATATTTAGAAAAAATACAAGTGACGGTTCGTTTGTACCTGATCCAAGAGCATACGATACATTGGTACAAGGTGGCGACTTAGCATATGCAAGTGCAACAGGTATTAATCCAGAAGAAATTAACATTGACGGTGATGGGTTTGTAACACAGTTAACAAGCAAAGGTCCTGAAGAACAAATTCCAGGACAAGTATTAGATACTCTTGATATGAAAATTTACGATAGAGTAGGAAGTGGTGCAAGTGTTATTGAAAGTGTTTCATACATTGGTGATGGTTCGACTACAGTGTTTAGTTATAACGGCATACCGCAATCTAAAGATGCATTGTTAGTAAAAGTGAATAATATAATTGCATTACAATCTACTTACACAGTTGATTATAAAAATAAAACTGTTACAATGGCAAGTGCACCAGCACTTAATCAAAGAATTAATGTAATTTCAATGAGCGGTAACGGTGATAAGATTCTTGACTTAGATACATTTACAGGTGACGGTTCAACTATACAGTTTGTTACGAATGTTGACTGGAGAGAAGATATTAATAGTATTGTAACTGTTAACGGAGAAAAACCTTCTTACGTATTAGAAACTACAGACAGTTCATACGATACTGCCAACAAAGCAGTAATTACATTTGGTGCGGCACCGGCAGATGAAGCAGTAATTAACTTTGGAATATATGCAAGTGACGCTCAAACATTTAGTGAAATTAAAACAGATAACTTGATTGCTGATGGAAGTAGTGCAAGTTATGAATTAAGCACAACACCATTTAGTAGTTTGCCTGCAAGTCATAACATAATTGTAAGAGTTGGCGATAATATTCTTAATGCAGGTTATAACGAATCATTCACTATTGACAACAGAGTAGAATATCAATTACGTAACTGGCAACAACCAGGAGGTACATTAGGTGCTGATGATATTATTGTATTGCTTAACGGTAATGCATTAACATATACTTCAGACTTTATTTTCCGTCCTGCTAACTCAAGTGTTGAAATTTTTGAAAATGTTGCACAAGCAGGTGACAAACTTGATATATTTGTAACAACAGATGGCCAATACACAGTTGCTGGTAATGTACTAACATTAGATACTGTACCAACAATAGATACTACAATCAAAGTTACACACTTTAGTAAACATGATATACAAGAAATTAATCGTAAGAACTTTGATATTGTTACAAGAACTACTATTGACTTTGAAAGTGCGGCAGACATTGAGTACAATCACTTACTTGCAGGTTTAATTAAACTTGAAAGACAAACAGTTGATGCTGAATATGTATGGATTGTTGTAAACGGCAAGTTACAAACACCAAGTGTTGATTACAAAGTTACAGACGATCAGTTATTTGTAAGAATGGCACAACCATTAACAGCAAATGATGTTGTTGAGGTTATACAGTTTTCTGAAACAGGTCCAACAGTATCTAAGTTTGGTTGGAGAGTGTTTAAAGACATGCTTAACAGAACAGTGTACAAACGACTTGGAGATAATAATAAATATAGATTAGTACAAGATCTTAAACCGTTTGATAAAGAAATTATAGTAGATAACCCAGATAGTATGTTTGTTCCAGATAAAACTACAAATACACCAGGTGTTATTTTCATTAATGGTGAACGTATTGAGTATATGGTTAAGGATAGTAACAGTTTAACACAGTTACGTAGAGGTACATTTGGTACTGGAGTTAAAGATATCCACCAAACAGGTGATGAAATCTTTGATCAAGGCTTCCAACAAACTGTTCCTTACCAGGACAAAACACTAATTAACACATATATTGGTGATGGAAGTTCAACAGAATACTTGTTAGATTGGACACCTACTAAAGGTGTTGACGAATTTGAAGTGTTCGCAGGCGGTAAACGTCTACGAAAACGTGATATTGCAATGTTTGATGCAACAGTTGCTCAAGACAGTCCAGAAGGCGATATTACAGCACAAGCAGAATTTAGTGTTTCTGGCAATATATTAACACTAATAACAGCACCAGCGGACGGTGTTAGGGTAACAGTAGTCAGAAAAGTTGGAAAAACTTGGAATGATTCAGGAAAAACATTAGGAAAGACAAAAAATGCAATAGCACAGTTCTTAAGAGCTGAAGAGGTTGACTTACCTAAATAAATACAATGTAGGAAACATAAATGACAGATAACATATTAGACAAAAACGGAGTGTTAGTGCAAGGTCACATTAAGATCTTTAACCCCGAAACAAAAGAAGTTTTCATTGATAAACGCAATGCAATTCACTATGAAAATATGAGTATTGCTTTGGCAGAATCCCTTGCAAATGCAGGACAAGGATTTGTGTACGAAATGGCGTTTGGTAATGGTGGTACAAGTGTTGATCCTACAGGCATTATTACTTACCTAACTCCAAATAGCACAGGTACAAACGCAAGTTTATACAACCAAACATATAAGAAAATTGTTGACGATCAAAGTGTAAACAACGTTGATCCTAACAGAAACAAAATTGAAACAAGGCACGTTAGTGGAACTAACTACACAGACATTATTGTACAGTGTTTGTTAGACTACGGTGAGCCAAATGGTCAAGAAGCAAACGATACAGCAACAGATACTGAAAACCAGTATGTGTTTGATGAGTTAGGATTAGTAAGTTATAGTCCAACAGGAACAGGTAGATTATTAACACACGTTGTATTCCATCCTGTACAAAAATCATTAAACAGATTAATTCAAATCGATTATACTGTTAGAGTACAAAGTTTAACTGGTTACAACGAGGGATAATAGATGGCATATACTATTAACTATACCGACATTACGAATAAGGGTAGTATTGCTATCGAGGATAACACTACCGATACTTCTACTACATTACAGATTCCAGGTAGGTTTACAACAGACTACGGTGCGTTAATTGGACAAAACTTTTTACAACTATTAGAAAACTTTAGTAATAGTACAGCACCAGCAAGACCAATTGAAGGTCAACTATGGTATGACACAGCAGTTGGTGTTAACATTCTTAAAATTTATGACGGAACTAACTGGATTGAGGCTGGCGGATTAAAACGTGGCGACTCAGCACCAGACGTAGCAAATTCAGTAGCAGGTGATTTGTGGACAGACACAGACAATCAACAGTTATATTTGTTTACAGGTTCAGGTTGGATCTTAGTAGGACCAGAGTTTAGTGACGGATTAGCGGCAGGTGTTAGACCTACTACACTAACTGGTACTGACAATATTAATTACACAGCGTTACAAGTTGAAATAGGCGGCAAAGTTGTTGCAATTTATGCGACAAGTGCATTTACTCCTAAGGCAACTATTCAAGGATTTTCAACAGTAAGTCCAGGATTCAATTTAAGTACAGCAGACATTACAGGTGCAGGCGTAGGAAAATACTATGGTGTATCAGAGAAAGCAGAAAACTTAATTGTAGGTTCAACAGTTGTAGCGGCTTCAAACTTTTTAAGAGGCGACATTGCAAGTATTTCAAATGCAAGTTTACAAATTAAAAATAACACAGGTGTAAGTATTGGTAGTGATGCAGTTGTCCAAATAGGTATTGAAGGACAAAATGCTATTATCTCAAATAATACATCAGGTGCTAACATTGACTTACGTATTAACAATGCAGGAAACTTACAACCTGTATTAAGAATTGATTCAACACAAAAAGTTGGTATTAACAACTTATCACCAGCAGAAGCATTAGACGTAACAGGTAATGCTATTATTAGTAACAACCTTGTTATTAATGGAATTGCAGAAGCAGTTAACACTGGAACAGGAGCAATTACTACAGCAGGTGGTATTGGTATTGCCAAGAGTGCAAGAATCGGAAACAGTTTAGAAGTAGGTGGTACAACTACATTAGGTGGTACAGTATTACCAGATTCTACAAACTCAGTTAACATTGGTAGTACAACATTAAAGTTTGCAGAGATTAATGCAAACACAGTAAGGGCTAACTTGGTTGGTAATGTAACTGGTACAGTTACAGGACGTTCAGGAAGTTCAGATAAACTTGCTTCAAGAACAACATTTCAAATTACAGGTGATGTAACAGCACCGCCAGTTATCTTTGATGGACAATATAGTGCGCCAGGCGAAACTACACTTGTTAAGAATTTTGATATTAGTATTAATAGTACTTTCATTACAAATAAAACATCAGTTCCAACATCAAGATTTGATGACGAATTCCTTGTTAATAGAATTAACGATGAAAACGGTAGCGGAACAGGAATTAAGAAACTATCAAGAAGTAACTTGTTTAGTGCTTTACCTGTTAACCCAGTTGGAATGATTACACCATATGCAGGTAACGCAACATCAGTCTTAGACTTAAACGGTTGGTTATTATGTGATGGTAGTGAAGTGTTTATTGTTGATTGGCCAGAACTACATGGAATTATTGGTACGTCATTCAAAGCAAATCCTGCATTAGGTAAATTTGCCTTACCAGATTTACGTGGTAGATTTCCACTTGGTATGGATAACATGGGTACACAAACAGGACCAGCAAACAGAGTTACAGACGAAAATGCTGATACAATAGGTGGTACAGCAGGTGTCGAGAAGAAACCAATTGCAGTTGATGAACTACCAGAACACGAACATGATTTACGTGGACCAAGTGGTACACAGTATTACGCAACAAGAGATGTACAAGGTACACCAGTAGATGGTGATGCTACAGTAGCCGATGCACCGCAAGGTTCAAACGCAGGACAAAAGTTTCCATTCTCAGGAGGAGTGGTAAGCAATACAGCAGTCGGGCAAGACTTTAATGTAATGAATCCGTACTTGGCAATGAACTATCTAATTTATGCGGGGGCGAAATAATGGCGTATCAGATTAATAAAACAAACGGCGACTTACTTGTAAATTTAGTTGACGGACAATTAAACACACAAACAACTGATATTTCATTAGTTGGTAGAAACTATTCAGGCTTTGGCGAAAGCATTAACGAAAATTTTGTTAAGATGCTTGAAAACTTTACTAACACACAAGCACCAGCAAATCCACTTACAGGTCAGTTATGGTATGACAGTGGTGAAGCAAGATTAAAATTATATGATGGTGCACAATTTAAAAGTGCAGGTGGACCTATTGTAAGTCCTACACAACCACAAATGGTTACAGGCGATCTTTGGATTGATAATCAAAACAATAAGTTATATTTCTTTGACGGAACAGACTTAGTACTTGTTGGTCCTGACTTTGCAACATCAGAAGGAACTTCAGGGTTTACAACTGAAACAGTTTTAGATACAACACAGTCAAACAGAACACTTGTTAATTTAAATGTTGGCGGACAAAAAGAAGCAATACTTTCAAACATTAGATTTACACCTAACTCAGCAAATCCTATTACAGGAATTGTTGGCGCAGTTGAAAAAGGTATTAATGTAATTGATGCCGACTTTAAGTTTCACGGAACAGCAACTTCAGCAGATACAATTATTAATGCACAAGGTGTTAAGAAAAACGCATCACAGTTTATGCCAACGGATTCTAATGCAACTTCAAACGGTACTATTAGCACAATTAACAATGGTGGTATTACAGTAGGACCAGAAGATAATATTAACATTGGTGTTGTTGCAAACCAAACAGTTATTGCAAACCAAGTTAGAGATAGAAATTTAGATATCCAAGTAAGAAAAGCAAGTGGTGCAACTTCAGCAATTAAAATTGATACTACAAATAGTTACGCAGGTATTTTCAAAGCAGTACCTACAGCAACACTTGACGTTGGCGGCGATGTTAAAATTGACGGTAACCTAACTGTAAGTGGTAACACTTTTAGTACAGACGTTGATAACTTAAGAATTAAAGATAAAAATATTGAACTTGCTATTACAAGTGATAGCACAGTATTACCAGATGCAGATGTTAATGACGCAGGTATCATTGTTAAAGCAAATCCAGATGATAAAGAGTTTCTTTGGAAACTTGCAACAAACGCATTTACATCAAACGTATTCTTTGATTCAACAGCAGGTTATAAGATTAACGGCAATACTGTTATATCAGGTACAACATTAGGAACAATTACAAGTGCTCCACAAATGCAAACACTTGGAACACTTACGTCATTAGATGTTGATAACGTTAGTGTTGACGGACAAAAAGTTTCAACAGGAGTAGGTAACCTACAACTTGAAGGAGCAACAGGTGTTATCGAAATCTTAAACACAAATAAGATTTCAGGATTAGGTGAGCCAGTTGCAGGCACAGATGCGGCAACTAAAAATTATGTAGATACTGCTATTGACGGCGAAGGCGTTGCAATGGCACTTAATATTACAGGCTTAGGTTACAATGCAGGTGCAGGAGGCGGAGCGGCCTTTGGTACTAAACTTGTTACACTACTTGAAGAGATTGTTCCAGCAAGTACAAAAGTAAACGGAACAGCCGCAAAAATTCATGCAACTGATCAAACATCAGCAAGTGCTACACTAACAGCAAGTGCATTGAATACAGGATTAGATGAAACTACAGTAGCAGTTGATAAAACAGTTACAGTGGCAACAAGAACAGTTGCGTCTATTACTAAAGGTACATTAACTATCTTAACATTAGATGCAGTTCATGGCTATGATGCAGGCCGTAATGTAACAGTTACAGGTGCAACAGGAGTTACAGCAATTAATGGTACATATGCTATTAATAGAATTGTAAGTTCAACAGAAATAGAGATAAACTTAGATACAAGCAGTGAAGTTGGTACATATACAGCGGATAGTGCAAGTGTATCGAGGGTAACAGAAACAGGGCAAGAAAACGAGACCGTACTAAAAGATGTACAGTTTAGTGACGTAACAGGATCGGTTTCACTAACAGTTAACAGATATGTACTAACATGTACTGTAACTGCTGGTGCCTGGGTTTATACCAGCGGAGTAAGTTCTGCGGTATAACGATAAATACTAACAATGAAGGGGTAATATACTATGGCATACATTATTAACAAAACCGACGGTAGCCAGATTGCAGTAGTTGAAGACGGCACAGTCAATCAAACTACTGATCTTAAACTTGTTGGTAAAAACTACGCTGGATATGGCGAAATTCAGAACGAAAACTTCGTTCATTTGCTTGAGAACTTCTCAAGTGCGAATGCACCATCCAGAGCAATTAGCGGTCAACTTTGGTTTGACTCAGGAACGAGCAAATTAAAGTTCTATGACGGAACAAAATTTAGAACAACTGGTGGAGCAGAAGTAAGTGCAAGTCAACCATCAGGACTAACTGAAGGTGACTTTTGGTGGGATAACGCAAACAATCAGTTGTATGCGAACACTGGTGCAGGATTTGTACTAATTGGTCCACAGTCACAAGGTGCAACAACAACATCATTTGTTACTGATTCAGTAACAGACATTGCAAACGTACAAAGAACAGTAATTAAAGGTACTATCAATGATGAAATAGTAGTGGTATTAAGTGCCGCTGACTTTACAATCGACTCAACTGTCCCGAACAACGCCATAACAGGTTTCGATGTAATTCATCAAGGTATGACTTTAAAGAATACTACTAATGCACAGCAAGGTGTTACATCAACAGCACATAGATTCTGGGGTACAGCAACTAACGCAGAGAAATTAGGCGGTAGAGCGGCAAGCGAATACGTTGTATCAGTTCCAGGAGCAGTAACTTCATTTTCTGAAGTTGTAAGATTTGCAGACGCAGGTTATACAGTTGGTGACTCAAATGACTTATCAGTTAAAATTGAAAACGGAAACCAAGCAGTTATTAGTAACGATGTTGGTACTGTAATTAGATTTAAAGTTGATAATTCGTCAGCACAATCAACAGAGCCAGTACAGTTTAAAGCAGAGGGTATTTTCCCAGGTGCTAATACTACATTTAACATTGGTAGTAGTTCACTAAAATTTAGTGATGTATGGGCAACAACATTTAACGGTACAGCAACAAGTGCAAACGCAATGGTTGTTGGATCTAATAATAGAACAGCAAGTACATCAGCAACTAACGATACAGTTGCAGTTAGAGATTCAAACGGTGACTTATTTGCTAACAACTTCCAAGGTATTGCAAGTTCAGCAAAATATGCTGACTTGGCAGAGAAATACACAACAGACGATCAGTATCCAGTAGGAACTATTATGACAATAGGCGCTGACGAAGGTAGTGAAGCAACTTGGTGCCCAATGACAGACATGCCAATTGGTGTTATTAGTTCTAAGCCTGCATACTTAATGAATGCAGAAGCAGACGGACAAGCAGTTGCACTTAAAGGTAGAGTTCCAGTAAGAGTTATGGGACCTGTTAACAAAGGCGACAAACTATACGTAGGCGCTAACGGTACTGCACAAAAAGCAGACGAAGGTGACTTAATTGGTATTGCTTTAGAGTCAAACGATAGACACGAAGAAAAATTAGTAGAAACATTCTTGAAAGTATAGAATAGAGGAAGTAAGAAATGGCTATAATCACAGCGGCAAGATATAATACATTACAGTCAACAGTAGCAAACGTAATGGGCAATGGTGCTGGACAGTTCGGATACGGACAAGTTTTAGCAAGTTCGCAAGTTGCGGCAGACACTACTATTGATTCAGGACACATGTCCACGCTTTATACTGACTTGATTAATGCAAGAGTACACCAAGTAGGTAGTGTTCCTAATTCATTAGCGTCAATTGCGGCAGGTGATGTTATTGAAGAAGATGCTACTGACACAGGTACTGCAAAAGGTATCTTACAATACGAAGATTTAGCAACACTAATTGAAACAAACAAAGACGTAATTTATACTGCTGATACTTCACAAAGCACAATTACAGCAAACAAAACAAATACATCAAGAACAAATTCATGGTCAGGAATAGTTGATCATATTGCAACAGTAACTTTTGCTTCAGCAGATGTACGTAGACACTTTTTTAATGCAGGCGGTGAAATTAGATTTACTGCTGATTTAGATCCAGCGTCTTCAAATGGTAAGAACAACGATTGGAATTCATTGTTAGCAAACATGGGAACAGTATTATTTAAATCAGAAAACTGTACATCAGTTGGAAGTTCACCAGGGACGTCATTTAACATTGGTAACTTTGATATGACTGCTACAGACCAACTTATATTCCAAAAAGATGGTACAGGTGTTTATACTGAAAACGATTATAATATCAAAGCAAAAGAACTTAATTCAACTACAATCCAATTTACTATTCAATTCAGAGATGATGATGTAGGTGATGACACAAACAACGATGGTGCATTTAACCCGCAAGATGAATCAGTAACAGGTACACTACAAAGTGTAGTTGGCGAAAGACTGCCTACAGGATCAAGAGTTTCTTTAACTTCTCCTACATTTAATACCACAAATACTCTTTAATCTCTAATTACATAGTAAATATTACTATGGACGAGAAACTATCAAAAGCCTTAGAATTTGGAAACTATTCCGCAACTCTTAATAACCAAAGGAGAGTTTTGAAGGAAAAGTTTGTTACAGAGTCTATATACTTCTTTCAAGGCGGACAATTTACAATTAACAAAGAGTTGATTAACTATGTTTACACATTACAGTCAACTGATCAAGATTCATCTGTGTTAATTGATGACACTGACACTCCTATCTTTATTGATGACATATCAGATTTTTACGATAATATTACAGACAAATATTATGTTGCACTAAACAACTATCACAAAGACTACAGCAAACTTGAAACAAGTAGATCTGTAGATGGATTGGTTAATGAATAGTGGAGTACTTTTATTTGCATTCAATAATGAGCAAGTTGATTACGTATCGCAGGCTCGGTTCCTTGCAAAGAGAATTAAAAAGTACTTAAACTTACCTACCACACTTGTAACAGATGATGTAGAACGTGTTGTAAAATTTTACAACGGAAAAGAAGTATTTGATAAAATTGTTTCATCATCTATAGAATATAAAAATCGTAAAACATATCAAGACGGAAGTTTATCTAAAAAAGTATTAGAGTTTAAAAACTTTAATAGAAGTGATAGTTACGACTTAACTCCTTATGATAGAACTTTAGTGTTAGACACTGACTACATTGTAAGCAATGATTTACTTGCACATGCAATGACGTTACCGCACGAACTTATGATGTATAAAAAGTCAATGGATATTAGTGGTTGGAGAGATACAAGTGAGTTTGAATTAATTAGTGAAACATCAATAGACTTTTGGTGGGCGACATGTATTATATTTGATAAGTCAGATCGCAATGAAGCATTTTTTAATCTTGTAAAACATATAAAAGAACATTACGAACACTATCGTAACTTGTATCAAGTTACAACAACAGTATTTAGAAATGATATTGCATTTAGTATTGCAAATCATATTATGGGGTATACAAAAGAATTACCCGGTAAAATGGTTTATAGTACAGGCAAAGATATATTACAAAAAATTAAAGACGATTCATTTACACTACTTGTAGAAAAACAAGATCGTATAGGAGAATATACGTTAATTCGTACACAAGGTATAAATTTACATATAATGAACAAGTTTAGTTTAGGAAGGGAAATTGCTAATGCCTAATTTTACTTTCCTTGCACAAAATAGTGAATACAATTATATACGTCAAGCAGAATTATTAGCATTGAGTATTAGGAAAACTAATCCAGATAGTAAGATTTGTTTAATTACTAATGACAATGTAGAGCGTACAGAACTATTCGATGATATTGTACCTATACCGTGGGAAGATAAAGCAGAAGAACACAAGTGGAAAGTTCAAAACCGTTGGAAGATATACCATGCATGTCCATATGACAGTACATTTGTATTAGACACAGACATGTTAGTGTGTCATAACTTATCTAATTGGTGGAACTTAATGCAAAATTATGAAGTTTTCTATACAACAAACGTTACAGATTATAAACAATGTAAACTTAATGCAACATATTATAGGAAAATGTTTGAAGCAAACAACTTACCCAACATTTATGTTGCATTGCACTACTTTAAAAAGTCTGACTTTGCAAAAGAGTTTTATCATGCATTAGAATACACAATGAAACACTGGGAAGAGTGTTATGAAAAGTATGCACCCAAGCGTATGCAAAAGATTGCCAGTGTAGATGTATGTACAAGTATTGCAATTAAGATGTTAGGTGTAGAAAACAAAGTTACAAACAAGACTTTAGCGTTTCCAACTTTTGTACATATGAAACCTTATGTACAAACATGGAAAACACAAACAAAGAAATGGCAAGATCGTGTAAGTTGTTTTGTTAACAATGAAGCACAGTTAAGAGTTGGTGGTCATTTACAAGATACAGTGTTTCATTACACTGAAAAAGATTTTACGGATAAGTTTTATGACAGATATGCATAAAGATGAAGTACAAACATATATAGAGTTTGATTCTAAGACAGGAAGTATCCTAACGATTACTTCATACCCAACAAAACAGCATATTGAAGTAGATCCAAAAGCAGTAGCAGGACTATTAGACGGCTCGGAAAACTTCTTACACTATAAAGTTCAATTTAATCCAACATCAACCATGTATGAACTTGTTAATGTACATGAAGAAGAACGTTTTGAATACAATGTTAACAATAGTATATACAAGATACCTAATAATATAGAAGCAGACATTAATGTTATTAAAAATTACAAAACTAAAACATGGCAACTACAGTTTGGTACACTATTTGCTAAAACATTAGAAAAGAATACTGTAACACTACAAACGATTAAGAATTTTAGTGTTGTAGATAAAAACGATCCATATAAACTGCATAGAACATTAAAATTTAACTTGTCAGATGCAAATTTAGACTTGCAATTTGACCAAGATGATGTTATAATAAAACAATACGACTTATATACTAATAAGTTGTTCAATAGTTATAGCACAGGAGTCATAAATGATTAAAATCGCTGAACAGGATATTATCTTTTTAAGTTATGACGAACCTAATGCTGAAGAAAACTGGGCAGACCTAAAACGCAAAGTGCCGTGGGCAAAACGTGTACATGGTGTAGAAGGTTCAGACGCCGCACACAAAGCCTGTGCAGACTTATCCGATACAAAACACTTTGTTACTGTAGACGGTGACACTATTATTGATCCTAAATTTATAGAAGTAGTGTTAGACTTAGACAAATTAGGTGTAGATGATGATTACCAGTTTAGTTGGTGTGGTAAAATTGATGTCAACGGACTAATGTATGGTAACGGCAGTTTAAAAATGTGGACTAAAGAGTTTGTTAAGAATATGCAAACACATGAAAACACAGACGGAACTGATCAAACAAGTATTGAGTTTTGTTACTTTGACAACTACTATCAACTTAATCAAAACTACTCAACAAGTATTATAAGTTCAACACCACAACAAGCATGGAGAGCAGGTTTCCGTGAGGGTGTTAAGATGAGTTTAGATCAAGGTAAAGTTATTAAAGACTTTAGTGAACTATGGTGGCAGAATTATCATAGATTACTGGTGTGGATGCAAGTGGGTGCAGATGTTACAAATGGATTATGGAGTATTATGGGTGCAAGAGAGGGTTGTTATAAAACAATGCTTACTGATTGGGACCATACACAGACAAGAGATTTTGAATACTTAAACAAATACTGGAATGACTTGTACGATTCGTTTGACAAAGGACAATGTGAAGAAGAGATATTTAATCTTGGCGAACATTTACAAAACGCATTTGACTTACCGATAAGTACACGAGCATTAGACAAAGAGCAAAGCAAGTTTTTTAAACATGTTTATGTAAACGGAGATAGGGTAATTAGACGAAAATGAAAATTAGATACTATCATAATATTAACGGATGGCGATGGTTAGGATTTTTTCTTGCTATGGCGTCTGCATTTATTTTAAGTGGAGGTGATCCTTCTTGGCAAGCCATAGGCTGGGGTGTTGCATGTTTTAGTTGCATCATTTGGATTTATATGGGTTGGAAAGATGGTGACACACCAAGAGCATTAATGGAATTATTTTATTTGGTACTTGCCATGCGTGGAATTTATAACTGGATTCAATGAGCGAAGTAGAACAAATTAAAAAAATAATGCCAGAGGCAGATAAAATCTCGCCTACATTCTGCTTGGCTAAATGGCACCATGTAACAATATATTTGCAAACAGGAGAAACACACAGTTGTTATCACCCTGCTCCGCATAAAATACCACTCGAAGGTTTAATTGATAATCCAAGTCAATTACATAATACTCCGCAAAAGAAACAAGAACGTAAACAAATGCTTGCCGGAGAGAAGCCAAGCGGTTGTCAATATTGTTGGAACATTGAATGTATGGGTAAAGACTACATCAGTGATAGGCATATTAAAACAACAAGTATATACACACCTAAACGTATCGAAGAGATAAAAAACAATCCGTGGGATTATAATATTAATCCTGAATATATTGAAGTAAACTTTAGTAATGAATGTAATTTTAAATGCGGATACTGTCACCCTAAATTTAGTAGTAGATACTTTAATGAAATTAAAAAAGAAGGTCCGTACACAGATGTATCAGCACACCGTAATGACATTGATTGGTTTGAACTTTATGAAGAAGAAACTAATCCATATGTAGAAGCATGGTGGAAGTGGTGGCCTGAAGTTAGTAAGACACTAAACATCTTACGTATTACTGGTGGCGAACCTTTAATGCACAAAAGTACTTGGCGTTTGTTTGATGAACTTGAAGCAAATCCTAAACCTCATATACAAATTGAAGTAAACAGTAACATGGGTGTTAAGGAATCTCTTGTACACAAACTTGTAGAACGTGT